CTATTTCCAATTTGATTGGCAAGTGCGTTTGTTGTCATCTTAATACTTTCCGTATATTACAAACGGCATTTTTTAATATTTAGATAAAAAAAAGACCCCCCTTGCGGGAGGTCTGATGAATGTGTGAGAAAGACTCACATGAGGTTGGTAACTCTAACTCTTCTGTAGTATACGTTAGAGTTGGTTGAGATAGTACCAGGAGTTGCAGTTGAAGAACCCTTAGCAAATGGGTTAGCAACAAGACCATATCTGGTCTTAAAGCCAATTTTAGGCTGGAAGGTTTGCTCACCAACAGCACGAACCATTTGGAGAGGAACGTATGGGCAGTAGAAGAGTCCAGCATCATAAGCTGAGGAACCCTTATAACCAACAACGTAGTACTGGTTAGCAGCAACGTTTGCCGAATATGGGTCAATGTAGACTTTAAACTTGCCTTGGAGAACACCAGCAAAAGTATTGCCGGTATCATCAACATTCAAGTTAGCGTTGAGTGCAGGGGTGTAATCGAGAACACCAGCCATTGCAAGTGCTGAAGCAACGTCAGCAGAGCAGATGATAGTGTTACCCTTTCCTCTACGAGTTTGCTGTGCAATTGCGTTTGCATCGCGCTCGATTTGGAAGATAAGACCCTTGAACTTCTCAACTGACCAACGACCGTTGGAGTCAACGTCAAGGTCAAAAGTACCAGAAGTAGCAGTGTTTGATGCAGCACCAGGAACAGCACTCTTATAGATGGTACGAATAACTTCGCGGTTGATTTCAGCAAGAATCTCAGTTGAGAGAATATTTGCCAATTCCGCTTCAGCATTCAGACCGTGGATTGCCTTGAGGTCTTGTGCGAGCTCAAGTGAGTACTCAGCCTTGAGTGCTCTTGATTTTGCAGTAACAGTAACTTTTTCAATCGAGAATGCCATCTCGTTGAAGTAGTTGGTGTTGCCGTCGCCAAGTGCTTCAGCGTTACCAGTGGTCATTGCTTCACCGACGTTATAGTCAGCTGCTGCCGTGCCTTGGTTGGTTGCGCTTAAGAGACCTGGGTTGGTTCCTGCCTGAGCAGTAGTACCAAGACCAACAGTACCATCGATGAAACCAGCAGTACGGTTGAAGCTATTGTTCTGACCAGAGAAAGCGGAATCTGCTTCGTTGTAGAATGCTTCAGTACCAGACTGGCTGCTGTAACGTGAACGCATCGCAAAGATGAGTCCAGTAGGACCGTTCATTGGTTGAACGCCACAGATATCATAAGCAATCAAGTTAGGCATCGAACGACGGATCAAGGAGATCAGTACGGGGTCGAAACCAGCAGCAGGACCTGCGTTTTGTGCGTCAGCACCACCGAAACCACCAGTACCGGCTGAGTTTGATGGTGATGCTTCGTAAAGGAATTCGCGCTCTTCGCGGATTGATTTTTCTTGGTTTTCGAGCAGGATTGCGGTTACACTTCTGCGATGAGAATCTTTGATTGGATCAAGACCTTCGTAATCGAGGAGGGGTGCCCACTTCTCCTGCAATTGTTCTGCATTGAACATTTGCATTGTTTTTACCTCTATTGGAAATTGTTAGTTTGACTGTATGATTTAAAAATCACTTTTTAGAAACTCTTTGGAGAGTCTGAAGATAAGCACTCATTGTGCCAGTAACTGATTGACCTTGGGTATAATCAGTTGATTCAGACAAATTTTCACTAGCGTTTCTTTGAGTACCAGCAGTTCTGGTTGGGAAATATGATTCCCTCAGAGTTACTAGTTTCTCACGATAGCTCTCTTCACTATCAAACTCAACATTTTCAGAGAGAGAAGCGAGTTTGTCCTTCTGAGAAAGTGCAAGACCCTCAGTGACTTCTGCAAAGATTACATCAGCAACCGACTCTGCTAATCTTCTATTAAGAGCAACATTTCTTTCGATTTGCTCGTTGAGTTTTTCTTCCATTTCATCAAGTTTATCTACCATGCTCTCGATGACATCATATCTATCTTCAGGGATTGAAACATAATGATCTTCAAAAAGACCCTTCATTCCTTGCAGGAATGATTCGGTCATTTCGGTCTTAAGACCGTGCTCAACTGCGAGTGCATTTTCAGCAATCCACTCGTCAGCAACATACTCAAGATAAGCATCAACACGGTCAGTAAGACCTTCTTTGATTGCTTCGATTTCTTCTACAAGTGCAACTTCATAAGATGCTTGCAGATCTTCCTTAATTTCAGCAACTTTCGATTTGATTGCTGCTTCAAAGATGGTACGTGCTTTCTCTTGGAATTCCTCAGAAAGCTCCTCACCAGCAAGGAGAGCGTTGACATCTTCTTCGATGTCATACTCTTCCTTCATTTCATCTTCGTCCTCATCCTCTGCTTCTTCCTTTCCACCCTTTTTCTTTTTCTTAGGGGTTTCTTCCTCTTCATCCTCATCTTCAGTTTCTGAAGCTTCTAAAAGTGCCTCGTCTTCATCATACTCGGAATCTTCCTTTACACCTTGACCAGGAGCACTAACTGAAGTTGCTGAAGGGCGAGGAGCTTCTGCAGCACCAGCCTTAGCATTAACTACATTTTTAACTTGTTGAAGAGTTGCGCCAGGAGTGTTAAGTTTTGCTGAATCGTCATCGGGACGATAGTTGTCTGGAGTAGGACCACCCAAATCTTCCCAAGCACCGGTTTGTCCAGGAGCAATTCCAGTGGACAACTTTGGCATTGGTTCGGCAGGTGCAGCCCCTTTGGTTACTACGTTTTCCATTTCTTGTAAATTGCTACCAACGGACATTTTAGATCGTTTTGTATATAATCTATATTTATTTATAATTTAAAGATTTGAAAGAAATTCTTGGAACAATTCAACTTTATGTTCCTGAAGTGTTCTTCCATCTACTAAGGTATTAATTCTACGCTTAGTTTGTTCTGCGAGTTTTTCACGAAGAATTCCACCTTCCCAAACCCACTCTTTACCTTCCATAATTCCCGATACAAAAGCATCAGGAGCAGAAGGGTCGGCAACGATATCTGCTGCAGTTGCAAGCATAAAATCTTCACCAACAATCTTATGACCTTCATTAGTCATACGAAGAGATCCAACACCACGAGAAGAAACACCAAGACAAACACCTTCACCAATGAGAGATTTTGCAATCTTACCCATTGGAGTTTCTAGGAGTTGTGCCTTACCAATAAAATTGCTTCCCTTTTGTTCAAGAGAAACAATTTTATGAGAAACTCGATCAAGATTGACGGTAGGACCATCAGGATGACCGAGTTCTCCAAGAGCACGACCTTTGGAAACAAATGCTTCATTATATCTGTTCACTTCTTTTGCAAGAGTTGACATAGGATACATTCTTCCATTACGGTTACAAATGTCTCCCTGAAGGAAAATACCTTCAATAAACATCTTCTTTTCAGCACCTTTACCTTCAGTGATGAACTTAACCTGCGATACTTCTTCTGTGATGAGTTTCATTTTTATGCGTCTCCGGCAATTTGAACTTGTTGATAATATAAAGTTCCTGCTCCAGTTCCAAATGCCGAAACTTTTATGGATTTTCTCAAGTCCCCATCAGTAGAAAATGCAGTTGCAATTCCTGATGTATTTGCATCAACGATAATTCTAGTAGAATAGAATCCATTAACTCCACTTGTTGCATTAACTGCTGTAACAGGTTGATGAGTAAAATTGTAATATGGTTGTCCCGCAGAAGTTAGAGTTACATAATCTCCGACAACAAATGGAGATCCAGTTCCTCCTGGAAAATCAATTATAGTTGTAGTTCCTGTAGTAATTCCAGAAACTCTTTGTGATGCTGGACTTAATGCAAGAACTGCATCAGTTCCGGAAGCAACATAATAATCTGTTGCTGCTGCTGTTGGACTGGTTCCAATTCCAATAAAAGCTCCAGAAGCAACTGCTACAACTCTTAATGCCTTAGTCTGAACTGAGAATGCAGATGAAGTTGTAGCAGCTCCCAAAGTAATTGCAATAGAACTGCCAGCACCAACGGGCTTATGTACGGTCATTATTCTTGATCCTCGTGTGATTGTTCATCACCAAACATCGATGCAGCAACATATGGGCGAGCACCATCTACTTTTTCTGCTGCCTTATTGTATAAGAGGTCCTTAATTCTGTCGGATACGTCCGCAGCAGACCCATCAGTTGCAATCAAATCGATAAGTTCTTCCATAAAATTATTTTATTATTATAAGATTATTTATATCTTCCCACCTTTGGGCTCTGGTGGAAGTTGTGGTTCAGTTGTTGGTTCTTCAGGAACTTCGCCCAGTGCTGGTTGTTCTGGTGGAACTTCTCCTCCTGGAGGTAATGGATTACCCATTTCATCTACTGGAGCATTAGGATCTGGAAGAATTCCTTTCTGAATTTCATCTTCAATTTGTTTGTCAATATCAATAATTTCGGAATCAGTTTGACGAAGAATTTTCTTGCGAATATACTCTGTAGAATAATACTTGCCAATATATGGTTCCATTTGAGTTACCAAACCTAAACGGTTTCCGAGCATCTCTGCTTCTTTTAATTCTGCAAATTGATTATCATATAGGAAATCATATTGAATGTGATCGGACATTACCTCCCAATCTTCTGGAGTTACAATATTTTTGAGAAGTAATTGTGTGCGTAGTAAATCGTTAAACATATTTGCAAAACGCTTTCTTAGGCGTCCTACAAATTTTGAAAACTTAAGTTCATCTCTTAAAATTTCTGATGAACGACCGAGATTAAATCCATCACCACCACCAGCAATTCTGGATTCTGGAACTCCTAATGCTCTATAAAGTTTCTTTTGGAAATACTCAATATCTGCAAGTTCTCCAAGATTCTGACCACCAGGTAAGGTTGTAATTTCAGTACCACGACCACCTTCTCTTCTTGGCAACCAGAAATCCTCAAGCATACTCATGAATTTGCGGTCATCACGAACTTCGCCAGTATTTGCATCATAGACGAGTTTATTTCTATAACGAGACATAACATCCTTAAGGTATTGCTCTGCCTTTACCTTTGGAAGATTGCCAACATCAATATAAAAAATTCTACGTTCAGGTGCTCTTGAAAGTCTGTAAATAACAAGACTATCCTCAATCATTCTAAGTTGATTGAGTGCCTTAATTGCTTTATTGAGATATGAAAGGACAGTTCCTTTGTTTCTATCTACTAATCCAGAAGTACAATAAGTAACAGAATCTTTTGCAATTCTTACAGATCCTCTTGCTGCCCCTGCTCCACCAACTGAACCTAATGGGTAATTTGGTGATGGAGTATAAACGAAATATTCTTCAATTTCCGGATATGTAACTGTTTGAGATTGTAAATTATTGTTACGAGATAAACTTGAATTTGCATCAGATTTCTTTTCCTGACGCACATACTTCATTTTCATCGGATCGATATATCTCAATTCCTGTATTCCTGCTGCAGGATTTTTTACATCGATTACTTTTAGATAAAAAACTCTCCCATCAATATACCAATTCCTAAAAATTTCATGGCACTTTTTATCAAAGTCCATGATTTCTTTGATATACTTAAATTCACTTCTCATAATATCTTTCAATTTTTCACTCGCATTTAAATTTGAGAGTTCAATTTCAACTGGCGAATCATAAAGATCGCTGACAAGTGCTTCATTTACAACATCTTCAATCGCTGCATCACATTCCGGATGTAACGACATCTCACGATATCTGCGAATTAAATCATATTCAGTTCTATAGACACCTTCAATATCTACATATTGACCATAAAATCCAGATTGAATATAATAATCAACCCCGTCCTCATTATTAGGAGGAACGGGGGAAATTATAGATTTGGATTTCTTTTCGTTGTCTTCAATCGAAAAACCAAATAGTTTCGCCATTTTATAAAGTTAAACTGTTATTATGCACTATTTAGTTAATATCCTGACCACCAGCTTTTGCTGATGTTCCCTTAACTGCTTCCCACCAGAGGACTTGCATTTCTACAGTAAACTCTTGAATTGAATCAGTTTCGTATGAAAGATTGATTGTAGATATATTTGTTGGGAAAAGGTCATACATGTGGTATGCTCTCAAAGTTGACCCATCACGGTCTAATTGATAGACATATGCATCCGCTTGATAAAGTGCTGGATCAGTAATTCCTGTATTGTCAGATACACGATTAATCGTATTCATCCAATTTTCAAAGGCAGAACGAATAGAAAAATCGGTATCGTTGATGACTGTGATAGTCCAAGTTTCAAAAGTTCTATCTCCCGCAAGTTTCAGAGTTCTTCCTCTGAATGCAACTTCAAGTGGTGCTACACTTGAAGAAGGTAGAGCAGCAGATTTTACAAGTAATCTTGATTT